ATATGGGTATGCAAGGTGGCGCTATGTATAAGAAAGGTGGAAAAGTTTAATACTTAAAATGCCTTTTAAGTCAAAAAAACAAAGAAAATATTTATTTAAAAACAAACCTAAGGTTGCAAAGAAATTTGCAAAAGATTCTAAAAAGAAAACTCATAAAATGCCTGATGGTACTATTATGAAAGGTGCTAAACACGGTGGCTAAAGCAAAAGGCCTTTGGGCCAACATCAACGCCCGTAAAAAAGCTGGCACTTCAAGAAGTAAAAAAAATTCTACAATAACAAAGAAAGCTTACGCTAATATGAAAAAAGGTTTTCCTAAAAAGAAGAGTATAGTATAATGGATAAAAATAAAAAAAATAAAATTAAAAAAGTATCTAAAGCTTTGGTAAAAGCATCTAAGTTACATGCAGGTCAAGCTAAGGTATTAAAAAAGATAATAAAGAAGAAGGCATAATGGCTTCTGCAGCTTGGACTAGAAAAGAAGGTAAAAATCCAAAAGGTGGATTAAATGCTAAAGGTAGAGCTAGTTATAAAAAAGGAACTTTAAAAGCACCATCAAAAAAAGTTGGCAATAAAAGAAGAGCTAGTTTTTGTGCAAGAATGGGTGGTATGAAAAAAAAATTAACATCTGCTAAAACGGCTAGAGATCCAAATAGTAGAATTAATAAATCTCTAAGGGCTTGGAACTGTTAATGAGACAAGCTTTATTAGATGCATTAGAAGCAAAATATGAAGCAGAAATTTCAGCTGCTCATGCAATTATTAAGATATTTTTAGAGAATCCGGTCGGAATCGGTGAACATCCGCAGCATCTAGATGAACTAGATAAACAATTTGGAAAAATTGCTGAAGCAGAAGATAAATTAAAAGCTTTAGAAAGTTTTCAAATAGAAAGGTTAAAAATATAATGGACGACATGACATTTGTAGAAAGAATAAGACGAATAGTGAAAATGAGACATGATGATATAGTTTCAGCAATGGCCTCTGGTGGGGTTGACAATATGGAAAAATATCAGTATATGTTAGGACAGATACGGACTTATCAGTATCTAAGTCAGGAAATATCCAACCTGCTAAACAAAAAGGAGCAAAAAGAACATGACGGAACAGTTATCAACATCAACTCAAAACCCAAAAATTGAGTTACCAAATAAAAAATTAGTTGGTGTCAAGCCAACAGAAAAACCTAAAGAAGCAAAAACACCTAAACCAACAGGTTGGAGAATTTTAGTTTTACCTTTTAAACAAAAAGAAAAAACTAAAGGTGGTGTTATATTATCAGACGTTACAGTAGAAAAATCGCAAGTAGCATCAACTTGTGGTTTAGTTTTAGACATGGGACCACACTGCTACGATAAAGACAGATACCCAGAAGGTCCTTGGTGTAAAAAAGGTGATTGGATTATCTTTGCAAGATATGCCGGATCCCGGATTAAAATAGATGGGGGCGAGATAAGACTTCTCAATGATGATGAAGTTTTAGCAACCGTGGATAGCCCTGAAGATATATACCACGAATTTTAACCATAGGAGGAAACTATGCCAGACAACGAAGAAACTAAAACAATTGAACTTGATACATCCGAAGGTGGTGCTAGAGTTGAATTGCCAGAAACAGAAAAAGAAGTAGATAAAACTTTTGAAAAAGAGGAAGTAAAAAATGAACCAAATATTACGTACGATAATAAGCCCGATGATACACCTGAGAAATCAGATGAGCAGCCGGATGTTCGAGATGACAAGAACGACGGGGGAGAAGTTGAGAAGAAAACTTCTGAAGAAAAAAGTGATAAACCAAAAGACAACATTAGAGAAGTTGAAGAATACTCTGAAGGCGTTAAGAAAAGAATAGCCAAACTTACAAAAAAAATGCGTGAAGCAGAGAGGCAAAAAGACGAAGCCATCTCTTATGCTCACCGTATTAAAGGTGAGAGAGATAGATATGAAGCTACCGCAACTGGTTTAGATAGAAACTATGCGAGTGAAATGGAAGGAAGAATTTCATCTTCTCTTTCAGCAGCGCAAGCTAAACTTGCAGCAGCAAGAACCAACGAAGACTCAAAAGCTGAAGTAGAGGCATTAACTGCTATTTCTCAATTGGGTTATGAACAAGGTAAATTAGCTGAAATTAAATCTCAACATGCAATGCAAGACAATGCAGCTAAAGAAAAACCTACATTAAATCAAAGACCACCTCAACAACAAGCACCTAGAGATCCTAAAGCAGAAGCCTGGGCCGAGGAAAATGAGTGGTTTGGTAAAGATAATGCTATGACTTATACGGCATTTGACTTACATAGAAAGCTTACTGAAGAAGAGGGTATGGACCCACAATCTAATGAATATTATATTGAGGTGGACAGAAGAATAAGACTTGAATTTCCCCATAAATTTGGTAAGAAAGAACAACAGATTGGTAAACCTACACAAAACGTTGCTTCGGCAACGCGTAGTTCAAAGACTAATCGCAAATCTGTGAGGCTCACATCATCACAGGTCGCAATAGCGAAAAAATTAGGTGTGCCATTAGAAGAGTATGCGAAACAACTTATAATCACGACGGAGGTATAGGCATATGATAAAAAAACAACCAACGCGTGCGAGCCAAACTATAAAAAGTGATTCTACAAAAGTAGTGTCACAAGCATCAACGGTTAAACCGAAAATGCAAAAAGCAGTTTGGTCTCCACCATCGTACTTAGATACGCCCAACGCGCCAAATGGATACCGACATAGATGGGTTCGGGTAGAAATTATGGGGTTCGTCGACACTAAAAACATACAAGGACGCTTAAGGTCTGGTTATGAATTAGTGAGAGCAGATGAATATCCAAATGATGACTATCCAGCAATCACAGATGGCAAATACGTAGGGGTAATCGGGCACGGAGGACTTGTGCTAACAAGGATACCGGAAGAGGTCGCAAGAGCAAGAGAAGATTATTACGCTAAAGAAGCTAGTGATCAGATGAGTGCTATAGACAATGATCTTATGAAGGAACAGCATAAGGGAATGCCTATCGAAATTGATAGACAATCTCGTACAACCTTCGGTGGCAAGAAAAGTTAAAAATTTTTAACTCATCAAACCAACGATAACATTAACCGTGACTGGAGGTCCGCAAGGACAGGTCACATAAGGAGATAACACAATGGCAAATCAATCTACAACTGGTTTCGGACTGAGACCAATTAGAAAGGTAGGTCAGAATGATAATAACGGTGGTTTAGGTGAATGGAAGAAAGCTGCGTCAACAACAGCAATCAGTCATCAGGATCTAACTCTTTTAGCAAGTACAGGCTATGTCACAGTAGGCACAGCAGGTGCAGGAGTGCTAAATGCAGTAGGTTCGTTAAACGGCAGTTTTTATACTGACCCAAGTACAAGTAAGCCGACTTGGTCGCAATATGCGCCCAATAACGCGGCGACAGACATGACTTGTTTGATCAATGATGATCCACAACAAATGTTTGAAATGAGAACAGCGTTAACATCGCTTACACAGGCAGACACAGGAGCTACTGCACCAATAGTAGCAACAGCAGGTTCTGGAACACCGAATTTTTTATCGGGTTTCACAATCGGCGCGGTCACAACTGTTGTAAACCAGTTAAAGCTTCTTGGAGTAAGTAGAGATACTGAAAATCAAGACGTTTCCGTTGCAGGAAGTGTCTGGAGAGTCATGATTTCTAATCATATTCTAGGTAATAACGAGGTAGGTATATAATATGGCTATATCAAGAAACCAACTCGTAAAAGAGTTAGAGCCAGGATTGAATGCTTTATTCGGCCTGGAATACAAACAGTATGAAAATCAGACAACTGATATTTATACAACTGAGTCATCTGACAGAGCTTTTGAAGAAGAAGTTATGTTGTCAGGTTTTTCTCAAGCACTAGTTAAACCGGAAGGTTCAGGTGTTGCATATGATCAAGCTCAAGAAACTTTCACAGCTAGATACACTAACGAGACAATTGCTCTCGCTTTTGCTATCACTGAGGAAGCTATTGAAGACAATCTATACGACAGACTGGCTTCTAGATACACTAAGGCTTTAGCAAGATCTATGGCTCAAACTAAACAAGTTAAAGGTGCATCACCATTAAATAATGGTCAACCTACTGGAACATTTACTTCAGGGGATAATGTAACTTTATTTAATGCGTCACACCCAACACTAGCTGGAACGTTTTCGAACACACTAGCTACTGCTGCTGACTTAAACGAAACTTCATTAGAGCAAGCTTTGATTGACATTGCTGCGCTTACTGATGAAAGAGGTTTAAAAATCGCGGCTAAGGGTATGAAAATGATCATCCCATCTGCACTACAATTCACAGCTGAAAGACTTATGGCTTCTGCTGGTAGAGTTGGAACTGCTGATAATGATATCAATGCAATTAAATCTTTAGGAATGGTTCCTCAAGGTTATTCTGTTAATAATTATTTAACAGACACTGATGCTTGGTTCATTAAAACAGATGTGCCAAATGGTATGAAACATTTCGAAAGAGCTCCCATGACTACTAAAATGGAAGGTGATTTCGATACTGGTAATGTAAGATACAAAGCTAGAGAAAGATACGTTTTTGGCGTTTCTGACCCTAGAGGTATTTTCTCATCTCCGGGTGCGTAATATTTAAATAATTTTGTGGCGGGACAAACTTCCGCCACATTTAATTAAGAAAGTAGAATTATGAAAAAAACTCTCATCAACATATTTGCCTATAATTATCATGCTAAATTTACTATTTTAGCTGAAGATACGACTAAAAGTGTTGAAAATGCTATACTTGACAAACTAGGAGAAAAGAGTATAGTTTGGGAATATCTCGGAGATAGTTATCATACGGGATCTAATAGAATAACTTATGAAGAGGTTATCGATGATACAAGACCTATACAAACAAAAAAGGTCCTTGGAGTTGAAGTGGCAGCAGGAGCATCTGGATAATAACAGATATACTCTTGACATGGTTAGGATAGATGACACGATTAAAAGAGTCATTACCGACATAAAGCTTGAAGAAGCTAGAATTGCTCACTTACAAAACAGAGTAGAAGACTCTGCTCCACAAGTTTCTGTAGCTACTTAAGTCATAAAGCTACATCGCTG